AGTAGTGTACTCCTACATATAGAAAATTTAAAAATATAACCAGTAGGAGTATGGAGGACCAAGCTTATGATCAATACCTGCACAGAATCCAAGCAGCTAGAACAGCTACAGTTGCTAAAGACATCAGTGCTGATATCCTTGAGGCAAGGCATGACTATTTTGGTCGGGAGCTTTGTAACTCTTTAGGAATTGAATACAAAAATAATGTTCTTTTGGATGAAATCATCCTTGATGTTGTGCCAGGTGTTAACTTGTTAAACTATAACATACCCAATGTGACACCAGACAACTATATATGGGATGGTCACTTCTTGATAATTCTTGATTACAAAGTCTCAGTTGGGAATGATAGTAGTGAAATCACATATAAGAAATACACCAGTTTGATTCTCCCAGTGATGTCTGAATTGGGTATAGATACAGAAATAGCTATTATTAGGGCAAATCCTGTTACATATCAGATATCTATAATTGGAGAAGAATTCAAACAAAGATTCCCAAATATACCTATACAATTAGATTTTGGTAGGTTCTTTGAACTGAGAAAAATGTTGCTGGACAAGTTTGCTGATGATGAGGAATTTCTGATGATGATAGCACATGGAGATTTCACTTTGACAGCACCATGGTGCACATCTGACACCCCTGAGCTAGAGGAGCATGAAATATTTCAAGAGTTTATTAATTCCATGCCACCAAGATTTGTATCACTTTTCAAAGAAGCAGTCAATTTTAGTGCATACTCTTCAGAAAGATGGAATACATTCTTATATAGAGCCAGAGCAGAGACAGAGGTGGATTATAATCAATTTCTATCAGACAAGGCACATAAGATTTTCATGCTAGAAGGAGACTATATGAGACCAACACAAGCTGAAATCGATAAGGGTTGGGAGCTAATGAGTCAGAGAGTTTACACAGAGAGAGAAATTATAACAGATGTGACAAAACAGAAGCCTTCTATCCATTTTATTTGGGTAAAGAATGCAGATAGAAAGCTAATAGGTTCAACAGCAAAATTAATATACCTATCTAATAGTTTACAAAGTATCACTGAACAGTCAACTTGGACAGATGCACTAAAAGCAATAGGAAAGAGTATGGATATTGATGGTAAAGTAGGGCAATATGAAACCTTATGTGCTGAAAGAAAAATGATTGCCAGGTCAACTGGCAAAAAGGTAGATAACAAGAGATTGGAAGCGGTTAAGATTGGCAATGCACTTGTGTTATGGGAACAACAATTCATCTTAGCAAACGACTTATTTAAAAATCAAGAAAGGCAGAAGTTCATGAAAAACTTCTTTGGCATAGGAAAGCATAAGAGTTTTAAAGATAAGACATCTAGCGACATTGAAACGGATAAGCCTAAAATCTTAGATTTCAATAATACTATAGTCCTGATGGCTGCAAGAACAATGGTTAATAAAAACAAAGCTCTGTTAGCTAAGGATAACACATTGCAAGACCTACATCCTATTATCATGCAGTATGCTTCAGAAATAAAAGAGGCATCTAAAGACACATTTGATGCGCTACTAAAAATTTCCAAAACTTGCTTCTGGCAATGTATAGTAGATGTTTCAACAATAATGAGGAATATATTAGCTGTGTCACAATATAATAGACATAATACATTTAGAGTTGCAATGTGTGCTAATGACTCTGTTTATGCATTAGTATTTCCTTCATCTGACATAAAAACAAAGAGAGCAACAGTAGTCTTTAGTATAGTTTGCATGCACAAGGAAAAAAACGACCTGATGGATGCAGGTGCATTATTCACTACTTTAGAATGTAAAAATAAAGAATATATATCTATAAGTAAAGCAATTAGATTAGATAAAGAGAGGTGCCAAAGGATTGTATCATCACCTGGGCTTTTCATATTAAGTTCTATGTTACTTTATAATAATAATCCAGAAGTAAATTTAGTAGACGTTCTAAATTTTACATTCTATACTAGCTTGTCTATAACAAAAAGTATGCTTTCGCTGACTGAGCCATCTAGATATATGATAATGAATTCGCTTGCCATTTCAAGCCACGTTAGAGATTATATAGCTGAGAAATTCTCTCCTTACACCAAAACACTTTTCAGTGTATACATGGTCAATTTGATAAAGAGAGGATGCGCATCCGCAAATGAGCAATCATCGAAGATCCAGCTGAGAAATATATATCTTTCAGATTATGATATTACACAAAAAGGTGTTAATGATGGTAGGAACTTAGACTCTATTTGGTTCCCTGGTAAAGTTAATTTAAAAGAATATATAAACCAAATATATCTACCATTTTACTTCAATGCAAAAGGCCTTCATGAGAAACATCACGTAATGATTGACTTAGCAAAGACTGTTCTGGAAATAGAGATGAACCAAAGAAGTGATAATTTAGGTATATGGTCTAAAGCAGAAAAGAAACAACATGTCAATCTACCAATATTAATACACTCTATAGCAAAATCTTTGATATTGGATACATCAAGACACAATCACTTGCGAAACCGTGTAGAAAGTAGAAATAATTTTAGAAGAAGCATCACAACAATAAGCACTTTTACAAGCTCTAAATCTTGTATAAAGATTGGTGATTTCAGAGAAATTAAAGATAAAGAAACAGAAAAATCAAAAAAATCAACTGAGAAATTTGATAAAAAGTTCAGACTTTCAAATCCATTATTCTTAGAAGATGAGGAAGCCAATCTTGAAGTTCAACATTGCAATTATAGGGCTCTGATACAAAAAATTCCTAATTATAAAGACTATATTTCAGTAAAGGTGTTTGATCGTCTATATGAGTTGCTAAAAAATGGAGTCTTAACAGACAAACCTTTCATTGAATTAGCTATGGAAATGATGAAGAATCACAAGGAATTCTCTTTCACATTCTTTAATAAGGGCCAAAAGACAGCTAAAGATAGAGAGATATTCGTTGGAGAATTTGAAGCTAAAATGTGTATGTATGTAGTGGAGAGAATATCAAAAGAGAGATGTAAGCTGAACACGGACGAGATGATAAGTGAACCAGGTGATTCAAAATTGAAAATATTGGAAAAGAAAGCAGAAGAGGAAATCCGCTATATTGTTGAGAGAACAAAAGACAGTATAATTAAAGGAGACCCATCAAAAGCATTGAAACTGGAAATAAATGCAGACATGTCAAAATGGAGTGCTCAAGATGTATTTTACAAATATTTTTGGCTGATAGCAATGGACCCTATACTTTATCCAGCAGAAAAAACACGTATTCTGTATTTTATGTGCAATTATATGCAAAAACTATTAATACTTCCAGATGATTTAATTGCAAATATCTTAGATCAGAAAAGACCTTATAATGATGATTTGATCCTTGAGATGACTAATGGTCTAAATTATAATTATGTCCAAATTAAAAGAAACTGGCTCCAGGGCAATTTCAATTACATTTCTAGTTATGTGCATAGTTGTGCAATGCTTGTTTACAAAGATATCCTCAAAGAATGTATGAAGTTACTAGACGGAGACTGCTTGATTAACTCAATGGTGCATTCAGATGACAATCAAACATCGTTAGCAATTATCCAAAATAAAGTCTCTGATCAAATAGTAATTCAATATGCAGCAAACACATTTGAGTCTGTTTGTTTGACATTTGGATGTCAGGCAAACATGAAAAAAACATATATTACTCATACATGCAAAGAATTTGTCTCACTTTTCAATTTACATGGAGAACCACTATCTGTCTTTGGCAGATTTTTATTGCCTAGTGTAGGTGATTGTGCTTACATTGGGCCATATGAAGATTTAGCCAGCCGTTTATCTGCAGCACAACAGAGCTTAAAGCATGGGTGCCCTCCAAGTCTAGTTTGGTTAGCAATAAGCTGTAGCCACTGGATAACATTTTTCACTTACAACATGCTGGATGATCAAATTAATGCACCACAGCAGCATTTGCCATTCAATAATCGGAAGGAAATACCAGTTGAGTTAAATGGGTACTTGAATGCACCATTATATTTGATAGCATTAGTCGGCTTGGAAGCTGGGAACTTATGGTTTTTAATAAATATATTGAAAAAATTGGTGCCATTGGATAAACAGAAAGAAACTATACAAAGCCAATGTTTACACTTATGCAATTCAATTGATAAGCTGACAGAATCAGAAAAGTTCAAATTAAAAATATTGAGATATCTTACTCTTGACACTGAGATGTCAGTTGATAACAACATGGGAGAAACAAGTGATATGCGAAGTAGATCACTCTTAACGCCTCGCAAATTTACAACATTGGGATCCTTAAATAAACTAGTTTCCTATAATGACTTTAGATCTTCTTTAGACGACCAGAGATTTACTGATAATTTGAACTTCATGCTTAATAACCCAGAATTGTTAGTTACTAAAGGTGAAAATAAAGAGCAGTTCATGCAATCTGTCCTTTTCAGATATAATTCAAAAAGATTTAAAGAAAGCCTTTCCATCCAAAACCCAGCACAATTATTTATTGAGCAGATACTGTTTTCCCATAAACCAATCATAGATTACAGCAGTATATTTGATAAATTAACCTCACTTGCAGAAGCGGATATCATTGAAGAGCTACCAGAGATCATTGGAAGAGTTACATTTCCTCAGGCATACCAGATGATAAATAGAGATATTGGCCAACTACCTTTAGATATAGATGATATTAAGTTAATATTCCGGTATTGTATATTGAATGATCCACTAATGATCACAGCTGCAAACACTTCCTTATTATGTGTTAAAGGAACACCACAAGATAGAACTGGCCTCAGTGCAAGTCAAATGCCTGAATTTAGAAATATGAAACTTATTCACCATTCCCCTGCTCTAGTTCTTAAGGCGTTTAGCAAAGGGACATCAGATATTCCTGGGGCTGATCCTATAGAATTGGAAAAAGATCTTCATCACTTAAATGAATTTGTTGAAACAACAGCAATTAAAGAAAAGATTTTGCACAACATAGACAATCCTCCTAAGCATTTAATAGGGAATGAAATCCTAATTTATAGAATCAGAGAGATGACCAAACTCTATCAGGTTTGTTATGATTATGTTAAATCTACAGAGCATAAGGTTAAAATATTTATATTACCAATGAAATCTTATACTGCAATTGACTTTTGCACATTGATTCAGGGCAACACTATCTCTGATAATAAATGGTACACAATGCATTATTTAAAACAGATTGCTAGCGGATCTATCAAAGGGAATATAGTAACAACTAGTACAAGCGAGCAAATAATAGCAAATGAGTGTTTTAGAGTGCTCTGCCACTTTGCTGATTCCTTTGTGGAAGAGGCAAGCAGATTGAGCTTTATTAATGAAGTTCTTGATAATTTCACATATAAAAACATAAGTGTTAACTCCTTATTTAACACTCTATTAGCCAGCACTACAAGGTTAGACTTTATTCCTCTATTATTTAGACTCAAAGTTTTAACTCAGACAGATTTAAATAGATTTGATGCCCTTAAAACTAATGAAAGAGTTTCATGGAATAACTGGCAGACAAACCGTTCCTTAAATTCAGGTCTGATTGATTTGACAATATCCGGCTATTTAAGATCAATAAGGGTTGTGGGGGAAGATAATAAACTCAAAATTGCTGAACTAACAATACCTAATTTCTATCCAAATACAGTGTTCCATGCAGGGAACAAACTTCTAAATTCTAGACATGGATTAAAATTTGAATACATGGAGGAAATTGTTCTAGATGAAAAATATAACTATTATATAACATACCAAAAAAAGAGGGCTCATATTTATACATATCAAGTATCTACAATAGAACATATTTTGAGAAGGAATAATGAAGGATTACAATCCAGAGGCCCTAGGTATAACAAAATGGTTCCTGTCTGTCCAGTTGTTTTAAGTGTCAGGGATGAATTATTTAGAATGTCTCTAGAAAATGTTTTTAGTTTAAACATGACAAACTTTAGCATGTCTAGATTATTTGTTTCACCTGACGAAGTTGCTACTGTAAAGAAAGCTCATATGTCCAAAATGATGTTCTTTTCCGGGCCAACAATAAAAGCAGGAATTATTAATTTAACATCTTTAATGAGGACCCAAGAGCTTTTAACATTGAATTATGATAATCTATGCAAATCTAGCATTGTCCCGTTTTGTAGAATATTAGAATGTAATGGCGATGAGCAAGGAGAACTAATATTTCTTTCAGATGAAGTCATGGATTTCACAATTTCTGAGGAGATAGAATCTATGCCATTATTTACAATAAGGTATCAGAAAAGAGGTACTGAAATTATGACTTATAAAAATGCTATAATGAAGTTAGTTTCAGCAGGGGTAGATGAGATCAAAGAAGTTTTTGATTTTTCAAAACAAGGGTTCTATTCAAAGAAAAACTTAGGTATAATAAATACAATTTGTTCTATAATAAATATACTAGAGACAAATGAGTGGTCCACAATTCTATACAATTCCTTCCATATAGCAATGTTATTAGAGTCTATGGATCGAGAATTCCATATGTTCACATTACCCGAAGCCTTTTTCATAAATGTGGCAGGTGGTGTTGTTAATTGGACTAAGCTGCTAAAATTTATAAAGTCATTGCCAGTGATAGAGCAAGAGCCTTGGTCAATGATGATGTCAAGATTTGTAGAAAAAACTGTGTATTTGATAGAAAGAGAAATGAACAAAGATGTTGACTTCACTGATTTCTTAGATGAGTTAGAATTTAGTTCAGGAAAGTCTCTATTTACCTTTTTCTGAAACATATCTTCATTGGTTTATTTAATTGGACATTCCAAAAGCACTATGTGGCAAAAATGATAACAGCATTCAAAAAAGTACAATTTTCTTATGTAGGAGCACACTACT